CCAATGTGACAACCGGGAATGAACCTTCTGGTAGCACCATGACAAAAACTGAGTGCCTTGGTCCGGATCGAAGTCCTCGCAAGCGGACATGAATGCGATGTGCGCTTCCCCCATCGCATCTTCGAAATCAACTCCATCATGGGTGTTTACAGCCCTCCAGGACAGCCCACAAAGCATCTTGTGGACTTCGGGATAGGCAGAGGATGGGTCTATTGGTTTCATTGGTTAAACAAGGTAAAGAGGCGTGGGAAAGGTGTCAATTACTTCCCGCTGATCATCTGAGCAACCGCAGATTGCGCTTCCTCCAGTGTGTAACCTGTCCCGTTATTGTTCATGGTAAAAATTATCCCACCCTTGGAGTATTGGCATTGAATGATGTAGCGTTCCGTTGCGGCATTTGGCATTGGAAGGATTCTGCGAACCGTCTTGAATGAACTTTTCATAGTTGAATTGATTTTGTTTGTTGGTTTAGGTTGTCCCGAAAAACCAAAGATGCTCCAGGACTTCGTTGATGATGAAATCCTGATGCGGTCGCCAAACAGAAGGAGAGACAACCGCGCCGTCCTCTGACTTCATCACGCAAATGATACTGACTTCCGGGATTGCGTCACCCCGACAGACAATGTGCGAGTCAATGATGACGCACTCCCCGGTAGGAAGTGTCGTTTCCGTTTCGTCACTGATTTGGATTAGGATTCTCATGGATGAATTGGTTTAATCGTTTAGGCTTTGTTGGAGTTGGCGCAATGCCTCCGTTGAAATGAGCCAATTCTGTTGACAGTCCATGGGATCACCCGTGCTTAGGCTTTTCCATGCACCATTGTCAGAAACAAGGTTTTCTGCCGCGAAAATGACACGACAAACAGAGGCAAAGGCAAGGACAGTTTCCTTGTCAATTTCCCAGCCTAGCGGCGTAAAGGCTATGCTTCCTTCTGGCATATCCGACCAAAAGTTAATGGCCTCTTCAATGGAGGGGTGCCCGTCAAACAATTGATGAGCCAATTCCAGCGGATTTCTAGCGAGACAAATAACGTTTTTCATAATTGGATTGATTTAGGATTTCATTTCTCCCGGGAAGTCCATTGCGCCCGGGAGAGTGAAACACCAAACCCTACTTGGTTGCAGCAATCAACGCCGTTCCGCGCTCGGTCATGTAATCAACGTGTTCCGTGTTCTGGATCATGCCCCAGAAATCCGCCTTGGCCGTCGCGCCCGCGCCATACTCTGAGGACAGAATCTGCTTGAACTTGTCCTCCCCCCGGCTGGATTCGTGAGTGTAGTAATCGGTGACGGCGGAGAACGCATCGGCGCGGGACTTGCCCAAATTGCCCTTGCCCTTGTGGAACAATTCGACAAGGCGGCTGGTGGTGTTCTCGCCCCGGGTGCTCTGCCCTTTTTCCAATTCCTTTTCGGGCGTGTTGCGGCTGAGGAAGCCGGCAAACAGTTCGCGGGGCTTTTCAACCGGGACGGAATCCAAACCCGTCAACGCAAGGGCAAACTCCGCTTGCACGCCAACTGCTTGATCAATGAGTTTCGCCAAGGCCGGCAACTTTAACGATGCGTTTTTAGTGTGGCGCACCGATGTCTTGACATTGGGATCAACGGTCACGCTGCCCTGCTGAGTCGGGGAATCGCCTTCTACCGTCAGGAGATTCATGGAGAAAGTGTTATCGCAAACGGTGCATACGTTGCCAGTATTGACCCAAAGAACAGAGGACTTGTCATGACCGTTTCCGAAATTGAGGAAGGCCCCGAAGTCCCGGCCCGCCGCCTTGAACTTTTCCATGCCGGCCAATTCCAGCGAAATGAAAACCCGCCCCCGGTTGCGGACAGAACCAACTGAAACGATTTTGTGAGGAGTCCCGGAGATGCTGGCGCGAACCAATTCCAGAAAATCCTTGTTTGTGATGGGCTTGAACGTTTCCGGGTTGTACGGCTGGCCAATTCGCAACTCCGGAACGTCCGAACAGTGGAGGATGGAGAAGCCGGCGGGTGTCCCGTCCTCGTAATTGAGCGGGCGCGGTTGATGATCCCAGGTTGTGAGCCAGTTGGATTCCAGCGAAAGCGCCGGAACGATTTCTGTCAGACAGTGCCATGCTTGGGAAAGCCCCTGCTGTTTATCGAATTCAAAGATGCGGTGTGCCATAGGTTTTGTGGTTTATTGTGTTTGTGGATTGATTTACGAAGTGAAAACGTGCGCCCAAGTTCCATTGGAAAGACCACCGGTAACGAAAGGACGATTCCAGACGTTTTTATCCGGGTTGATCCTGCTTTCCTTTTTATCTTCCGACATAAATTTTGCAATCAAGCGTTTGACGGCGGCGCGGTGTTTTTCTTCCGGGGAAGTTCCCAGAATGGAATCCCAAGAAACGGTGATACTGCCCCGGTCACAGCGGGCTTTGATCCGTGTTGGCTTGGTGTAGGTTTGCGGAAGTATTTTTGTTTGGATGGCTTGCATGATAGTTTGCTGTTCTGTAAATGAATCTATCTAGTTTTAGTTTGTTGTCAACGAAATCTTCAAATTCTTTCGACTTGCGCCCAATTGGTTCCTAATGTAAATCAATCTTATGAAACCCAATAAGGGCCGGGGAAGGGACAAAGCCCCCCGCAAGCCCGCCAAACAAGTCACAATCAGATTGATCCTTGACGTTTACGATGCCTTTTTGCGGGAACGGGAAGAGAAGAAAATTGCGGCGGCTTTGGGCACTACGCAAACCAGCCTGAGTCAATGGCTGGAAAAGTTCCCGGAGTTGCAGGAAGCCCGGGACTTGGCGATTACGAGACGGGCAAGCACGGCGGACTTTGCTGGTTACATCTACAAACGATTGACTCCAGACGCTCGTAAAGTTTGGGAAGAAATCCAGTTTTGGGCGGAAGGATCCAACGCGCAAGACAAGATCAAAACCATCCTTGACGGCCGTGCGACACCCCTCCGCCAAGAAATTTTCATTCATGCCCTTGTAAGCAATTCCTTCAACTTGTCTGAGGCATGCCGGATTGCCTGTGTCCCCCGCGCAACAGTGGAGTCTTGGCGCAAGGAGGACTTGGCTTTTCAGCAATTGGTTGAAGAAATCCAATTTCATAAAAAGAATCTATTTGAAGGGGCACTTGTCGGACTTGTGGAACAAGGGAACCCGGGTGCAATAATGTTCGTCAATAGGACAGTAAACAGTGACAGGGGTTACGGGGAAAAGACAACGGTTGATCATACCGGAACAATCGGGTTCCGCGTTGATGAGCTTCAATTGGACCTAGACACCCGCCGCAAGATTCTGGACTCCATCAAGCTGCGGGAAGCCCGGGTCATTGACGTTACTCCTGTCGCACCACAACCGGAGCGGCTGGCGCTTCCTGCAATTGGGGAAGATGAACGAACGCATGCCGCGCCGCATTGTCAAAATCATCAAAGCTGAGGAACCACATCGGGTTTGAATCGTCGCAATAAAAGCACTCTGTAACGGTTCCCCCGAATTGCTTGCCCTCTTGATCCGCTTTGGACTTGTCCGCGAAAACTACGCTTCCCCAATAATGGGAAGTCACCGGCTTGAAAGGGCTCCAAGGAAAGCGTGTCCTTTCATGGAACACTTCAAGCCCTTCGGGTGTCACCCAATTGCAGGCTTGTACGTCTCGATGAGCTTGTACCGGGTTGACGGCTCGCAATGATTCTTTGAATTCATTTAGAGTCATAGGGACACTCCTTCCTGAGGTTGTTGGATCATGAGGCCCGCCGCTGCGATTGCATACCCTCGCCAGTAAAGCCAGTCTTGGCAATTCATGGTAATGTCGTTTTCGCTTCGCTGGATTTGCTTTTCATTCTCCGCTTTCCAGAACGGGGAAAGCAAATCATGGATTGCCCCGTTGCGTTGGCCGGCCTCAAATTGTGTTTCTTTGTTTTTCATGATCAACTTTCCCTTTCGTCAATGGTTTCCACCGTCAAGCCCCGTGCCCCCGCCGCACTCAGGAAGCGGTCAATAGTTCCTTCAGTGACCCGCTCAATTTCGGCTTCCTTGCAAAGCTGAAAGAAGAGCGGGCGTTGCGTCACCAAGTTGTAAGTGAAAGCGCCGGCCCATTTCGGGCGTGCAATTGTGATGTCGGGCGCGAAAGCCCTTTCGACTCTTTGCTGTATGGTTTTCATTGGATTGATTTAGTTCTCTTGGTTTCCCGCTCTTCCCCTCGCAATCAAGCAAGGGGAAGAGCGGGAAGCCTAGAGGGTTGAGCGTTGCGCGAGAGCTTCGCTGATTACGTTATCCCACCGCATGCTTTCCACGTAATTACACCAAGCCATTCGCATGTCGCAGGAGTAATCATTCTGCCGCTTGCTGGCCTGATACAGCGGGGCGAATTGCGGGAACGCTTTCCAGAATGCGGCGCGAAGTTGCTTTTGAGTTTTGATTTTCATTGGATTGATTTTGTTTTGTGATTTAATTAGGGGATCAATAAGGCATTAATTGGCCGGATTCTCGCATTGAAGAAAACGGCGGGACGTTGGCGGGGTGACCGATGATGATGTGATCCATGACTTGGATCCTGAGAACCTGCCCCGCCCTGAACAGATCCCGCGTGATTTTGATGTCAGCGTCTGAAGGGGAAGGATCCCCGCTTGGGTGATTATGGCAGAGCACAATCGCCGCCGCGTCCGCTAAAATGGCAGGCTTGAAAATATCCCTTGCATGGATTGAAACCTCGTTAAGTGTCCCTGTAGAGACGTGCAAATGCCCAAGAATACGGTTGCGTGTATTCAAGAGGACAACCCAAAAGTTTTCCACGCTGGGCTTGTAGCACGGCCCTGCCATCAAATGCGCCCTCGCATAAGCTGCAATCAAGCTGGGTTGATCCCCGATACTGAGGCAATTGGGCGGGGCGGTTTCCCGGAGCGGGACAAGCATCCATTCATGCGAGGTTGCCCGGATATAGCGTAGTGTTTGCATGATTATTCAGGCTTGGCAGGGGTGTAGTAAGCTGGGCGCATGTTTGCCTCATGCCGCTCTTCAATTGTGAAATCTTTTTCGCCAATTCCCTTCAGCATTGCGGACAATAAGCGGTCACAGAACGCACAAAGGACCGCTTGGCGGGGTGTCGCCCCCCGTTCAATGTCCGCCATCACGCGGTCAATGGCTTGAAAGTATTGGGGTAATGCGTAGGGATTCCAAAACTTGCGCCCTTGCGCCCTCCGGTCAAAAGCTGTTGCAGCCATGGTTAGTCTTGTCTTGATTTCTTGGTTAGTCATAGAATCCCTTTAGACAATTCGGACAGAAAGGATAGTGCCAAGGAAAACAGCTTCGCCCCCTCCATTTTGCTTATTGGGAAGCGCCAAGTGACACGGGATAAACCCGGTTGACTTGCCTACAATGTAACGCTCAATTTCAATCGGGCTTTCCGGTTTCCATTGATGTCTAATTTCAACCCGCTTGCCTTCAAAGCCCTTCAATTCCGGGATCAATTCAGACTCAGAACGCCATCCCGTTGCGAGGTTTCGCGCCCGCGCAATCTCTACAAGGCGATTGTATTCGCCAAGAGATTCAAGAGTGCCAATGGCTTGACACGGGGCAGACTCGCCTAGTTCCTTGGCAAGCGCCGTTGCTCGTTTATGGCAGACATCAAAACCAAGGCAGGAAAACCCGCTGTCACAGTGTATGATGAAAAGCCGTTGCTCCGCGTTTATGGATGATTGCTTCATGATGTGATTCAATTGGACAGCTTCAGCTTTTGCTAGGAAACAAGTTGATACAAAGTCCGCCCCCTCCGCCCCTGCCATGCCATCGTCCCCCATGACAATCGATTGCCCGAATGGACACAATTTCGCTGGAATAGATCCCCCGAGGATTGCGGCGGGATGACTTGCTTTCCACTCTCATCAATTCGCCCCCGGTCCACGTTGTCACTCTGGAGCAATCGGAATTCAGATAGGCTACAAACGGCTGACTCCTATCCTTCAAAAACTCACGTTCGTTTTTGTCCGCGCAGGGATAACAGATACGCCAGCCATCGGACATGGTAACGTAACCAGTACTTCCGCAATGCCCGGGTTGCCTTGGTGGAAACGGGTTTCCGCATTTACGGCAAACAGGATTGCAATGGTCTAAACGTTGTGTCGCCTTCATGAGTTGGTTCTGTTTTGTTGGATGTTGTGGAGTTGACTAGCATTGAACAATACCGGCCGAAGTCCAAAGAGCAGACCGCCTATCCTTGGCCAGCGTAATCATGAAAGTATCATTGCAAGGATGGCAGAATGCTTTTCCAAATCTTGCGCGACATAATTTCATTTCCGCTTGTTTCAATTCGCGCAAAGCCTGCCTTGCTTCTTTCAATGTCTTGAATTCAGGCCCGCATTCATGGCCAGCGGAGGATAGATAGTATATCGGCTTCATAGTGTGATTCAATTGGTGATTCAATTGGTGATGAGGTTTACTTGCGCGGGGTTATTCTTTGATTAACGGGGTTTCGATTTCTTCTATTTCGCATGCGAACATACCGATTTCATCTGAATTCGCGCATGCAAAGTCCACAACTGCCGGGGGGAAAAGTCCTTCATTTCCATCAATATCAATTTCCGTTTTCCGCGTGACCCGTTCCCGATAGTTACGGGATTCAGCGGATGCACTCAGGAAGGAAAGCAAAGAGCAAAATCCATCTTGCAACGTTCCGCCCTGACATCCTGTTTGCAAATCATCGTCCGAAAAGGTAGTGCCATCAGGCAAATCGATTGTCCAACGATACCGTAGCCTGCCATCGCGACCTGGACGGGTGCTGTATTCGAGTTGAATGCTTGCGTTGCCGATTTCAAGGCAGGGCAGGAGTCTTGACGATATGGAGAATGGAGAATGGAGGATCATAAGCTGTATTGTGTTGAATGCTGTATTGTGTTGAAACCGGATTACTCCTTGGCAATTGCGAAACCCTGCCAATAGGAAGTCCCAAATACTTCTTCTGTCCCCCAGTAGGAAACCAAGTCGGACACTTGGCGCACTAAGGGAAGCGAATTCCAGCTTTCCGAATCTTCGTCAAGGAAGGAAAAGAAACCAGTGGCATGGTCTGGAGTAAATGCCCAGTTCCATTCTTTACTGGCAATGGTGGATTTGGCAATGGTGCAACGGTCAAATCGATTTGGCAGGCTTGGGTGCCTGTAAACGAAAAGGAATTCCGTTTCCAATTCGCGCCAAGCCAAACCATATTCAAAAAGGGATTCAGACAGGCTGGCATCGTTGCCAGTGAAGCCTGCCAATTCCATCAAGGCGATACTGGCAAGGTTATCAGTGTGTTCGGGATTTTCAGGATAGGGTAATGCGAGTGACATAACTAGATTGTGTTTGGATGTGATGTTGTGGAGTCTCATCTTGCCCTAGACTCAGAGGCTTCTAGGGCAAATGAAACGCTACAGACAAATCAGGCAGGGGAAACTTCTTGGCCAGATTCGATTTCAGACCATCCTTTTGGCACAGCAGGAGTCACGACAAGAGTAAACCGGGAATAGGGTTTCGTTTCGTATTGATCGATCTTGCTTGTCGGAACGTCCCATGGCGCAAGCAGGAAGTTCGGGCCGAAAGGATGCGAGTCTTGAAACTGGGGTGAAATCCTTTCGATATAACAGACAACGTACCAGTCCAATCCTTCAAACGGAAAGCATGCCCTGCCCTGAGGATATTTGTTGCGCTTAGATCCACGATAACAGGAAGGAAGACTGCCGACACAATAGAAGCCTGTTCGGGTATAAGTGTCACCAGCTTGCTTCTCGCCCCGTGTTACGCAGTCCATTCCTGCTGTGTATTCAAGAGTTTGGCTATATTGGCATGCTTGCCAGCTTTCGCCGTTGATCGTGACAACGCAGGGTTGCACGTCAAAGCATTTGCACTTGTTACTTGCGAGCCATGTTGCGATTGCTTGTGGTGTTGATGTCATATTGATTTAGTTAGGTTTATTGATTCGGATTGCAAGGCACTTTGCTTCAAATTCCGTAAGACCAAGTGCAATGGTCTTTTCCTGTTTGAACTTTCCTGTAATGATGACACGGAAAGCGTTTCCGACAGTGTTACACGGTTTGACTTTTGCTCTTATAAATGGATTTTGTTGTGGAGTGAGAAAAGGAAGCTGAGGTTATTCGCGGGATGAAACGATAACGGGTGCATTTTCAGCACACCCAAGTAAGAAACCGAACACCCCACCGTCAAAATGGCGACTAACGCCAGAAATGATGGTGATGTCCGAATACTCATCAAGGCTGTCTGAATCAAGCCATTCGCACTCCATTGCCCAGTTTCGCATTTCGAGGACGATGGCAGGGGTGATGGTTAGAGTGCCGACAACGTAATTGGATCCAACTTTAGTGATTTGAAGTTTCATGGGGTGAAGTGGAAAGGGGATGACTAACCACGGCAAATCAACCGCTCGAACGTTCGCTTGCAAGAATCTTGAAGACTGGAGGACATTCCAGAGTTATTGACCAGCTTGGTAAACTGTCCACGAAGCATGCGAACATGCCGCGCATCCGTTGCATGCGAAGCAATGCGCAACAGGGTTTGGACTTTCGAGGATGTTGTCATGGATTGTGGAGGGAAGCTGAGGTTAGAACACGAGGGCAAGGGTAAGACCAAGGAGAGAAGCAAGTGAAGAAACCACAAGCCAAGCAATGCCCGCATTCCGGTTGGCATAGTAGGCTGCGCGGTCAGCAGCCGGCCAGATTTGGTCAGCGGTTTTGAGGACTTTCGAGGATGTTGTCATAATTGTAAATCTGTCCATAGCAGTGAGTGTGCCAGAAAGAGAAGTGCGAAATCATTGGGGATTTGATAAATGGATTAAAGTAAAGTGTCCACATTTTAGGCGAGTGTCCCGAGACAGTGTACAGAAATGGGACAGTAAATGGATTGAGTTTAGTAATCGCAGGATGCTGGAAAAAGGGAAGGAAAGCGGGAATTCCAAAGAGGACAGCAGGATCAGGATGGTGGAATACAGATAAGACTAAGAAAGATAGGCAAGACTAAGATTGATAGGAGAGTGTAAAAATCGTAGGTGAAATGAAGAAAACAAGGCGGAACTAACAGGAACAGGGGAAATGCACCATAGGAGTAAGCTGAGGACAGAACGCCAGTAAGTAGAGTGTGGAGAACAGGGTAAACGTCATTGCACGTAAACCATTGGTATTTGAGGAAAGGAGAAAGAAATGCCAGTGAGTGTAAACCATTGGTATTTGAGGAAAACACCAGAGAACGTCTATCCCCCCCCCATCGTAACCACTACGCAACGCAACGCCAGCATTGGGCAGCGTATCGCATGCAAGCGACTAGCTTAATCTAGCTAGGCATGGACAACGCCAGCCTGCCCTAGGTCGCATCCTGATTACGGGATCAAGAGAACAGAGGACAACGCCAGCATGCGAGCATGATCATCGTCCATGGGACCCTAAGCATGCGATACACGATGCTGAGGATGGGACAACGACAAGGGAACGCCAGCATTGCCAGCCATAGGCGAGGACAGAACAGGAAGACACGATAATGGCCAATTCCAGTAAACAGGATCAAATCACCCCACCTGCCATGCTTGCGTGCCTGTAATGCCATCCTAGACGCCATAGTGCCCTATGCCCGCGTCATAGTCTAGTCTTTCATAGATAGATTAGGTTAGTATGTCACTCATGATTGACAATGACTAGACTCGTTACAGGAAGGGGGCGAGAAGGGGCCTGGTAGGGTCCAGGGCGCGTTTGAATGCGGCTGGAAAGGGATTTGGCCAATAGGGTGGGGTGTTTTGGAGGGGTGGGGGTTAACTCCAACTTTGTAAGGTCCAAAAATATCATAGTCATTACTCCAATTTTTACAAAATAAATCTAGTTACATTATGGGTATAGTAGTGATGAAACACAACACACCTTATGGGCACATATCCGGTCCTATACGGGGTGTTTTGGGGATTTCCTCCATTTTTCCTTATTTCCCGCAATTTCGATAGGTCCTAAAATTTTATAGAAAAATCCAGTGCATTTTGACTTGTTGACGCGGATTTGGATTGGGGCGTAAAGTAAGAGTGTGAGCACAACGAAATTCATGGAGATATGAAACTAACTAAATGAAAACATTTACTATCCCGAAATTGGAAGTGGACCGGACTAAACCTCCATTCTGGGAGCGGGCGGGGAGTCCGGAGGCATTGGTGGTGATTACGTGTCCATCCGGGCATCCCATCACCGTTTTACGGTCCACCCACAAGATCGGGGTGGGTGGATTCATCAATCCATCCGTGCTTTGCACCGAAATTGGATGTTCGTTTGGGGAATGGGTGATTTTGCAGGATTATCATAAATAGATCCCATGAATTTCAAGAAAGAGGATCTGTTGGCGTCGGTATGCCGTGAATCGTTCTATGACTTCGTGTTGGAGTTCTGGGGGACGATTATCGCGGAGAAACTCCAGATGAACTGGCACATCAAGTATCTGTGCGGACAGTTGCAGGAAGTGGCGGAGCGTGTTTTCAAGGGATTGCCAAGATTAAACGATTTAGTTATTAACGTCCCACCCGGAACGTCCAAAAGTTCGTTATGCAGCCAGATGTTTCCGGCCTGGGTGTGGACAAGGATGCCGGGGGCGAAGTTCATCTGTGTGTCCTACGCCCATCAGGTGGCGTTGAAGGATTCGCTCAAGACACGGGACATCCTCCAATCAGAACTGTACAAGCGGTGTTTCCCGGACATTGAGCTTCGGGCGGATGAGAACATGAAGGAACTGTTCTCCAATACACAAAAGGGATTCAGACTTTCGGCGGGCATCGGAGGTGCGGTGACGGGATACCATGGGCATTTCCTCATCATTGACGATCCCATCAACCCGGAGGAGGCCCATTCGGAGATTGAGCTTCGTTCCGTGAACCGATGGATGGAGACGACGATTCCCTCCCGCAAGGTGGACAAGGAGGTGACGGTGACGATTCTGATTCAGCAACGGTTACACCAATCTGATCCCACCGGGGAGATGTTGGAGAAGTCCAAGGGGGTTGGGGTGCGTCACATTTGTTTGCCGGGGGAGTTGACGGAGGATGTGGCACCGAAGGAACTGGCGGCTTTTTACAAGGATGGTTTGCTGGATCCAGTTAGACTTTCCAGGGAAACGCTGGAAACGATGCGGAGGGATTTGGGGGATTATGGTTACGCCTCGCAAGTATGTCAGATGCCGGTTCCTCCCGGGGGAGGCATGTTTAAGGTAAATGAATTAAGAATTGTGGATGAGCCGGAAGTAAAGATGGTTCGGAAGGCACGGTCATGGGACAAGGCCGCGTCAACGGATGCCGGTGCTTACTCGGTGGGAGTGCTGATGGGAGTGGATGTAAACGGGAACTATTGGGTGCTGGACATCGTGCGCGGGCGATGGAGTCCCACCAAGCGGGAAATGAAGATCAAGTTCACGGCTGAAATGGATGGGGTGGAGATTCCCATTCTTTTGGAACTTGAGGGTGGTTCCGGGGGCAAGGAGTCGGGGGAGAGCACGATTCGCAATCTGGCCGGCTATCGGGTTATCGCGCAACACCCCACCGGGGACAAGGAGACGCGGGCCTACCCGTTCTCTTCTCAGGTTGGTGGAGGTAACGTGTATGTGCTCAAACGGGGATGGACGCGGGATTACACTGAGGAGTTGCGGTTCTTCCCAAGGGGGAAGTATAAGGACCAAATAGATTCATCTAGTCAGGCTTTTAACTTCCTGTCAAAAAAGAGAATCAGAATTGGCGGTTGGCGGGCATAACAAGACAATATGAAGAAAACCAATGTACTTGCTGCAATGTTGGCTGGTATGGCCATGGGTGGTCATGTTGGGGAATTGCCTGGGGCTGGCCGTCACGATGCCCCCGTTTTCCAACCGCACGACACCAAACGCAAATGGAAGCGGAAGCGGGAATCCATTGCCAAGGCATCGCGTCTTCGTAACCGTCCGGTGAAACACTGATATGAGACAAGTTATTAGATTCATCTGTGATGAGTGTAATCACGAACATCCCACTCCAGAATTGGCTGTTCGATGTGAGAAGTGTGATCGTGAAAATAAACGGATTCGTAAGGCTGCTGAGGATGTGGAGAAGAAGTGGAATCGTAAAGGCCATGATGTTTGGCATGAGCAGGGGGGAATGAAGCACGCTTTACGAGTGAATCCAAAAAAGTTTGGAGGGCATGACTATGGAGATCATGGCGGAACCAATGATTGTGCTTACCAGTGCGGATGCTGGATGGGTTCGTGTTCAAGTGGTGGTCCAGTGAATCCATTTGGAGCATGTCCTAAGAATCTGCAAATTCCGTTGTTGGATGAGCATTGTTAGTGTGAAACATTCTTGTAGGCACTCCCAAATTCCTTTGCTAACTTGTGAATGTGAAAGCAAACTTTTTCAGTAATTTCATCAACAATGCGATGACCATGCGGGCCGCGTGGTTGCGCCGGCTCACGGACACACGCAAGAACATCGAATCGGAGTGCGGCCATCCTTCGGAGGTCAGCATTGAAGACAACACACTTGCCTTCAAACGGGGTGACATGGCAGCACGAATTATCAGTCTCTACCCGGAGGAATGCTGGGGCAATGATCCCGTCGTTTACGAGACAGAGGACCAGAAGGAAACGGAGTTTGAGAAAGCGTGGACGGGTCTACAAGAACGATTAAGGATTTTCTACTTCCTCCACCGGGCGGATGTTTTGAGCGGCATTGGCCGGTTTGGCGTGCTGTTGCTGGGGCTCAATGACGGGAAGCCGATGAGTGAACCCGTGGAGGGATTGGATGAAATGGGGGAATCCACGCAAGTCCCCACTGACTTGAAACTGCTCTTCGTTCGTCCGTTCGATGAGTCCTTGATTCAGGTGAGAACATTGCAAACGGATTCATCCAACCCTCGTTTCGGACAACCTACCAAATACTCCATTCAGTTCAGTGATGAGGCCATGGAGGGAAGCACGCTTTCTTCCTCTCAAACGGTTCACTGGAGTAGAATAATCCATTTAGCGGATAATCGAACCAACTCGGAGGTTTATGGATGTCCGCGTTTGGAACGGATCTACAATCGCATCTTGGATCTGAAGAAGATTGCCGGGGGCGCGGGAGAAATGTTTTGGAAGGGTGGATTCCCGGGTCTTTCCGTGGAAGCTGTTCCTGTTGAGGGTGAGGTGGAGTTGGATGAGAAAGCCACCAAGGAACAGATGGAGGCTTACATGGATGGACTCCAGCGTTACATTGCCACCACGGGGATGACGGTGAAGAGTCTGGCCATTCAGATTGCGGACCCTCGCCCGCACATGGAGATTCAAGTGCGGTTGATCGCCATGGCCATTGGTGTGCCGTGGCGCATCTTGATGGGAGTTGAGGTTGGTCAGTTGGCATCGGAGCAGGACATTCGGGTTTGGAATCGCCGGCTTCAGCGCCGCTGTGTGGAGTATATCAATCCGTTTATCGTCCGTCCGTTTGTGGACCGTCTGATAGCATTTGGGATTTTGCCCAAACCGGCACAGGTTAAGATTTCGTGGCCGGATTTCAACAGTCCCACCGATCAGGATAAGGCGGCGGTGGCAGAGAAGCAGACGAACGCTCTCGCCAAGTATGTGCAGGGTGGTGTGGACACGATGCTTCCCCCCTTCCACTACTTGACCCTTGTTCTTGGGATGACGGATGAGGAGGCACAGGCCATTATTGACGCATCGGAGAAACAGATGGCGCAAACGGATGGGGTGAGTTTGTTTGCTCCTCCTGATCTGGCTCCGGCGAATCCCAGAGCAAATCCAGCTTTGGCTCGCAACGCGGGCGAGTGACATGTCACACGCTCTTCATCTTCACGCTGCCAGAAAGTTTAACCCTTTGGGGGTGGACCCTACACGCACGACCATGTTGCGCCGTGCATTTATGGCAGATATGAAGCGGAGGTTTGCTAAGTTGCGGCGGGAGGTAGTCAAGTTTTTCATGGAAACGGATGCCTTGGGGATGAAGGAAAGGAAGCCTCTTGTGTTCATGGCACAGCCTCAGCCAAGGGAACACCAATTCTTGACGGATGCCGCGAAACTGACTGCCTTCAATAACTGGCTAAAACAACAGATAGAAATTGGCGTGTTCTCGGTGGCCCCCGGGACACCACTTGGGCAGCCTTGGACGGCTACTTACATCGAATCTGCTTACAAAAGAGGACAGATCAACGCTTTCATGGCATCCAGGGCTGGCTCTTTGGCGGAACAGGCGGGAATTGGGGAACAATCCTTGGAAGTCTTCCTTCGGACAGCGTTTGGCCAGCCGGAAATGATGTCCAAGGTCCAACTCCTAGCCACCCGTGCTTTTGAGCAGTTGAAAGGGGTCACGGCCTCCATGGCGGCGGACATGAATCGAATCCTAGCCCAAGGGATGATTGATGGTCGTGGAGTTCTTCCCATTGCTCGGGAGATGGCCAGAACGATAGATGGATTAACTTTCAAACGAGCTTTGATGATCGCCAGATCGGAGCTAATTTCTGCCCATGCAGAGGGGCAACTTGACAGTTTTGTGAGATTGGGTGTGGAGGAATTGGGGTTGAGAGCTGAACTTTCTACCGTTGGAGATGATCGGGTCTGTGATATTTGCGCTCCTTTAGATGGAAAGATTTATACGATTGAGGAAGCGCGTGGGGTAATTCCTTTGCACGTAAATTGCCTACCAGGCGATAGTCTCATACTTGCCCGTGATCGAATTACGGCGGCCACTAAACGGCGGTACGATGGAGATGTGATTGTTCTCAAAACGGCCAGAAACCGCGAACTCATTTGCACCCCAAATCACCCGATACTTTGCGATGGGCGGTGGGTTGCTGCTTGCACGCTTCAAAAAGGAAGCCATGTAATCTGCGACGGCAGTGTTGAGTGGGAATCTTCCTTTCACAATTACGACAACAAGAAGGCACCAGCCCGCATTCAGGATGTAGTTGAAGCGTTCGCTGAGTCTTGCAAGGTGGCGTCCCGTGAAGTGCCAATGTCCGCCCCAGACTTCCACGGCGATGGTACCGAAGGCCAAGTCGCAGTTATATGGACCGATGGCCACTTGGGGGGTAGTTTTTACCCCTCGTTTAAGCAACATGCTTTGCAGTTTGGTTTCCAAGGGGGAAATCAAGCATTCAGGATTCTCCTGTTTTGTTTGAGCCGATTTGCAAAGTCTTTCAATTGGGACTTCTTTTCCAAGGGTGGCAGCGTGGGCGTATTTGACTTGGTTCGCACGTTGTTCAGGAGACATTTGCGACCATCTCAGTGTTTCAGCCTCGCTGGCATTTCGGGGAGTGATGCCCGCTTTTGCGAGTCGATTCATAATTGTGGTTCTGGAAACTCCATGCTTGTTAGCGACAGCCAGACAAGACATTCCAGAAACGTAGTCCGACACGGCATCAGAGGCACAGATTTTAGCGGGACGCCCAATGGCTCTGTATTCAGGACCAAGGTCACGAACAATCACCTTGCTAGTGACACCATACTCGCGGGCAAGCTCTCCAGCGGTGATTCCGGCCCTGTGTTTCTGGATCAAATAGTTTCTGTAGGTGTCGTTTCGTTTCATGGTCATGTTTTTAATTTGGAGACGGAAACAGGCTATTACATGGCACAGGGGATTGCAAGTCATAATTGTCGTTGTTCATGGATGCCCTACATAGAACAATCCAAGAAATCTATTAGAAAAATCTAGTAAATTATGATGCCTGTCAGCCTCGTCATTCCCACTTACAATCGTTACGACTTTTTGACTGAGTGTTTGGCGTTCGTGTTGGAGGACGATCGGATTGGGGAAATCGTGTTGTCAGATGACGCCAGTACAGACGGATCTTTCGAGAAGTTGCATTCCCTTTTCGAGACACATCCCAAGGTCAAGCTCTACCAGAACGAGCAGAATTTGGATTGCTACCGGAACAAGCATGCGGCTGTTGAGCGTGCTACGTGGCCTTGGGTGATTCTGTTTGATGACGACAACATAATGCCGGTGAAGTATCTGGACACGTTGTTTGCTTTGCTGAAATGGGAGGATGACGTGGTTTACTGTCCGGAGTATGCTGAGCCTCATTTTGATTACACGGCTTTTGCTGGTGAGACGATCACACGGGAGAATGTCCACTTGTTTGCGGACAAGCCCCACTTTTTCACGGCATTGAACACGGCCAATTACTTCTTCCATCGGGATGATTGGTTGCGAGTGTGGGATTATGGGGCAGAGCCCAACACGGCGGATAGTATTTACCAAGCATATCGTCTCTTGAATGGTGGAAAGCGAATGACGATTGTTCCTGGACTTCGTTACTTTCATCGAGTCCACGCGGGCAGTCACTACAAGAACAATGTCCACAAAACGAAGGATTTCGCTAAGGAAGTGGAGCGAAAATTGAAAGGATTGGAATGAAGGGGATAGTGCGTCCGCTTACATACGGAAGATTAGGAAATTACTGCTTCCAAATTGCGGCAGCTATGGGCTACGCATGGCGGCATGGATTGGAGTTTTCTGTCCCTGATCACACCAAGAGTCCAGTTCATAATCCGATCTATTTTCAACATTTGGCAAATCCCAGATGGGACAATTCTGCTCCAGTGGTGAGGATTGAGGAGGGAACACATGCTTACCAAGAGCTTCCTTACAAACTGGAATGGGAAGGTAAGCAGATCGTGTTGGATGGATACTGGCAGACAGAAAAATACTTCAAGGAGTTCCGCAAGGAAGTCATCGCGGCATTTGGATTGGAATGGAAGCAACTAGATGGATTCGTTTCGGTGCATCTTCGCCGTGGGGATTATCTGAGACTCACACACAAGCATCCACCTGTCCCCAAGGAATGGATTGAGGAAGCAATGCGCCAGTTTCCCGGCTACCACTTCATTTTCTTTTCGGATGATATTGCTTATTGCAAAGAGACGTTTGGTCACAGGAAGGATGTCAGTTTTTCCAAGCGAAAAGATCCACTTCAAGACCTTACGGAAATGAGTTGGTGTGAACATCAAATTGGCAGCGCCAGCACGTTTAGTCTCTGGGGAGGATATCTTAATCAGAACCCTAAGAAGCGGATGATAATGCCTCGTTTGTGGTTTGTTCCGGGCCACGGGGGTTTAGATGTCAGCGATATTGTTCCTGAAAATTGGATTCGTCTATGAGAGAGTATCATAAAACGATGTCTAAGAGGATGTTTGATTTTGAATCGTTCTACGAATCCATTGCTCAGTCTCTTCCGGATAATTCCGTTATTGCGGAGGTGGGCGTTGCAGATGGTGCTTCCGCTATCTATCTGGCTGAATCTATCTTGAATCTTGGCAAGACCGTTCAGTTTTACTTAATAGACGATCTTTCTTACGGTGGAGGAAAACAGTATCGGGAGTTGTGGAAGAATCTACGAAATGCGGATCTTCTTCAACATGTGGAGATCATGCCCAAAAATAGCTTGGAAGCATCTTGTGAGTTTCCAGACAACCATTTCGATTTCGTTTTCATTGATGCTTCTCACCGATACGAGTTGACCAAGGCTGACGTGAGGTTATGGCATCGTAAGGTTAAGGAGAATTGTGTTTTGGCGGGACACGACTACAACGACGGTGAAGGTAGAGAAGTGAAAATGGCCGTGGATGAAGTGATCCCGAAAATGGTTACAAGGACAGACATTCCAGATCGTGTCTTTGTGCCAGAGACAGTGCTTCATGTCCTTCCAACTAAAAAGGAATGTGGGATTTGGTGGGTGAGGAAAACTTTCTATGCAAAACTTATCTGAAAATGGATTAGTTCAGGGATCTTACATCAGCTTCGTGAATTTAGATTTACGCACGGATAGGTTGAGACGGATGGAGCAGACTTTGAAGAATGCTGGATTGCCTGTTATACGCCAGCGGGGAATGTTGCCCTCAGAATATAAAGGGGATCTCAATCGGATTAAGGCCATGCTGGCGAGGCCGCAGAAAGGCGCGATTGGGTGTCATTTCAGCCAAGTCAGTATCATGGAACTTGCGTTGCGGTTGGACCGACACGCATGGGTGATGGAGGACGATCTTGTTTTCTGTCAGGACTTCGCGGCGCGGATGGACATTATCAAGGAGTTCACGGATACACATGAATGGGATGTGATTTGGTTGGGTGGCACTTTTCATGTCAATCCGCCTTGGTGGCACAAGAAGGATTTAGGAAGGGATGCGGAGTTGACAGACAACCCGCGTATGATCCGCACTTACGGGGCCTTTTGCACTTACGCCTACATCGTAAATAGATTCAGTTTGCCAAAAGTGTTGAACATGTTGGAGCAGCAACTTCCTACCAGCATCGGGATTGATTATGCTTTCATCCAGATCCAGCCAGTTCTCAAGACGTTTGCTTTCGTGCCCGGGGCAATAACGCAGTATGACGGGCAGAGCGACATTGGGCTTGGGATCACTCGTTTCTCTGGTTTCGCCAAGTTGGGGCCTTACTGGTATCAGGATAACATGAACAATTTTGATCCATCTACTTTCAATTGGGCTGAGGCTGGAAGGAAATGAGAACCGCAATTCTGTTTTCCGGGACCGCCTACAACTTCTACGACTCCATCGCTTCCTTGATGGCGAATCTGGTTCTTCCCAATAACGCGGATGTTTTCATTCTGACATCCCGTTATAACATGCGACGGAAGGCTCCATCCACGGATGTCTTGTTTTCTGATGACGCCAAGACTTGGGCGGAGAAGGCGCGGACAATGGTTCGGGATACATCCAGATTGGTTACGAACGAGGATGTAGCCATCATTCGTGGAGTGTTTGGGGATCGGCTGAAGGACATTCGTTTCATCAATGACATGCCGGAATACCAAGCACACACGGCGGCGGATGGAAAGAAAATGATGGATCTTGTTAATCAATTTCGCAGGCAAAGTGTGGTGTTGGGAAAGCCGGCTCCATTTGGCGGGGATGTGACAGATCCAGAAAACAACAACATTCGATGTGTCATTGACCAGTATCATCATGTCAAGCGGTGCTACGAAATGATGGAGCAGTTTGAGCAGGAAAATGGATTCAAATATGATTTTGTGGTGCGTGCCCGCCTGGATTTCATCGCCCCATCACCGCTTGTTCTCTCTCATTACTATCTGAATCAGGATCCCAGTTATCTTTACGTGCTTGGGAGTTTTCGTCGGGATCCCATGGAGTGGGCGGATGAATTCTGTTGGTTCTCTTATCGGGGCACGGCGGCACGATTGTTCCCTGAGTTAGACAGGATGGGGCTTATTGCAGATCGAAGTTACAACACGATCCACAAAGGCAATGAGTATTTGTTTGCTCCGGAAACCCAGTTTTCTATTTTGCTTTATGAACTGGCGATGTGCGTGATCAATGTGAAAATCTATCGTTCTGCCAGATACACCAAAGGAACAGATGGATTCGATTATATGAATTACATGTTCCGTAGAGAACTTTGACGTGATCCGGGGATAACAAAGTATGATCATTCGACATCGAAGAGACTTGGGCAAAATCGTCACCGTCCAAGGCGACTCTGCCGAGATCGGAGTTGCAGAGGGCTTCTTTAGTGCGGACATCCTTTCGTGGAGTAACTGTTTATTGTTGCGACATTTCATGGTGGACCGTTGGGAGTCTGTTCCCGGCATGAAAGGGGACAGCGCCAATTCTCAGGCGTGGCATGACAAGAATTTTGGGGAGGCTCAATTACGGGTCGCCAAGTTTGGGAAGCGTGCTGTGTTTCTTCGGGGGGACTCGGTGAAGATGGCCAAGTATGTTCCTGATGGGTCGTTGGCTTTGCTCTATCTTGATGGGGATCACAGCTACATGGGGGTAATGGCTGATTTGTTGGCATGGGTCCCCAAAGTAAAGAAGGGTGGATGTATAGGGTGTCATGATTTCCAGAATCCATCCTATGGTGTGAAGGAGGCCGTAACTGGATTCTGCAAACTTCATGGGTTTGATTTGCAACTTTTGCCTGAGGATAAAATGGAGGATGCTGGCTGCTACTTCATTGTAACTTAATCCATTTATCATGTTAATCCCATTCAAGGAGTTGTTCGCAAAGCACAAGATCAAGCCGACGCATGTGCTTCATTTAGGATCGTCCGTAGGACAGGAGCGAGAATCCTATGAAGCGCAAGGAATCAAGAAGGTGATTTGGGTGGAGGCGTTGCCGGACATCTACGAACAACTGGTCAAGAATATCGCCAAGTATCCCAAGCATATTACCTTTTGTGCATGTGTGAGTGATGTGGACGGGGAGGAAGTCACTTTCCATCGTGCCAGCAACGAGTCACAAAGCTCATCGTTCCTGGATTTTGGGACTCATGCAAAGGAGCATCCTACCGTAAAGTTCGTGGAGGACCTCCAGATGAAGACAGTGCGGGTGGATACGCTGTTGAAAGGAATTGAATTGGAGGCTGGGGGATTCGCCAACCTGGATCTCCAAGGCGTTGAGCTTTTGGCCCTCCGAGGGATGGGAAACTTGCTAGGTAGATTCGATTTTGTTTACATCGAAATCAACAGGGAACCTCTGTATATCGGGTGCTCTCTTGTTGGGGAGATAGATGAATTTCTTGCAATAGCAGGATTCATTCGTGTGGAAACAAAATGGACCGGAGCTAACTGGGGTGATGCTTTGTATGTAAGGAAATGAATCTATGAAACGAATTCTTGTGACGGGTGCAGGGGGTTTTCTCGGGGGTCATCTCATTGCTGATTTGATCCGGCGAAATCAGGGAAAGACCCCTATCTATGTCCTTGCAGTTGACATCAAACCAATCCATGACTGGTGCCAAGACCATTCCGCGGAAGGGGTGGTGAATATTTCGAGGGATCTTCGCATCGCTGATAATTGTTTGGAAGTGTGTGAAGGTGTTGATTATGTTTACAATCTCGCGGCGGATATGGGCGGGATGGGGTATATCGAAACACACAAGGCACATTGCATGTTGTCAGTTTTGATCAACACTCACATGCTCATGGCGGCAAGATCACAAAATGTAAATAGATTCTTCTTTTCTTCTAGTGCGTGCACGTACTCCGCAGACAAACAGACGGATCCTAACGTCACGGCGTTGAAGGAGAGTGACGCCTATCCCGCCATGCCGGAAGATGGATATGGGTGGGAGAAACTATTCAGTGAGCGGATGTGCAGGCACTTCAGGGAAGATTTCAAGTTGGAGACGCGGGTTGCTCGCTTCCATAATTCATACGGCCCACTTGGGACTTACCAGGGTGGACGTGAGAAAGCACCAGCCGCCATTTGTCGGAAGGTGATTGAGGCTAAGAAGAGTGGCAAACATGTGATTGAGATTTGGGGTGACGGGAATCAAACTAGATCCTTTATGTATGTTGATGACTGCATTAAAGGGATTCAGTTGATCATGAATAGTGACATCACTGAACCAATCAATCTAGGAAGTTCAGAGCTGGTGACGATCAATGGATTGGTGTCCATAGTGGAAGAGATTGCTGGGGTGAAGTTGAATCGGATCTATAATCTCAATGCTCCCCATGGCGTTGCCGGAAGGAACAGTGACAACACTATGATCAAGGAGCGATTGAACTGGGAGCCCAGCATCAAGTTACAGGATGGACTTCAGAAAACTTATGAATGGATCTATAACGAAATGACGAAATGACTCTCCTCACCACCATCACGCCGTTTTGGGGACGTGCAGAGGCTCTTGCCGTTTGGAGTGCCGCCATCAAGGGAGCATCTATTCCAGAAGTTCGTCACCTTGTTTTCTTCGTAGGCGAGCAACCGCCTCTTGGGTGGGAAGAGGAAATGAATCCATTTGATGTTTCTGTGATTCGATGCCAGGGGCCTTCTGGTCGTTCCATAGGCTATTACCACAATATAGGTGTGGAGTTGGCGAACACGGAATGGATCATGAAGATGGATGTGGATTGTCTTCCCAATGTCCGGTATTTCAAGGAATTGTATTTGCGTTTGGCAATAGCGAAGCCGCGAGAGTGGTTTAATGGTGGGATGTTTTACGCGGGGCAATCTGTGAGCAATGCACTCTTGACGAAAAGTGGGATGCCACTAACTGAATCTGTTTACAAAGATATTGTTCAAAGCCAAAGTTGTTTGAATATGATGGGTGCTTTGGGAGGATCCAATTTCATTTGTCGGAGGGAGGATTACTTGGCAATGGGTGGGTGTGATTCTCGTTTTCATGGTTGGGGTTGGGAGGACTACCAGCAGCTTTACGCTTTGGAAAAACAGCGATTAGGAATGGACCCGCTTCCTGGTCCATTGACTTTGGCGAATGTCACGCAACGTTGCCGAGATGAAATTGCACGTCCCAAAGCACGCGATCTTTTGGATCTCAATGAATGGCTTGCTTTGATCCATCGTTGGCATCCCAAGTCAGCGAATAGGGATCCTGCGGTAGCAAACAGGAACAAGGAAATCTTGCTGGATTCAATTACAAAACTGAGAACACCATGAGCGACCAAGATGTGGGCTACATGATGAAAGCGAAGAGGGCGGGGATCCCGGATCAAGTCATTGCCAAAAAGCTCAATGTCAGTGTGGAGGAACTGGACCGTCAATTTCGGAGTCAAGTGGCTACAGTGCTTTCCACCACAAGCAACGGATACAAAGATTTGACGGATTCATTTGTAAACATGTGCCACCAGTATCAGTTGGTTGGGGAGTCGTTAAAAATGATGGGAGCCGGGTTGAATGAATTGGCGACTCTTGCGGAGGTTCAGGATGCAACGGGAATGAACCAAGAGGCTTCTGAAAAGTTGATGGTTTCATTTATAGTCTTACGGAAGTTCGTTCCGAAAGTGGAGCTTCCTGTCAGCGAAATCCAAGGCAATTAGAAGAGTTCTTGCGGTTTCTTCCGTCTCATGTAGAGTCGCGTACATGAGCACCAACGCTGTCATTGAATACATCAAGACGGTTCCAACTGATTGGAATCCTGTTCTGATGGCGTTGGTTGGTATTTTGGGATTGGCCGTCCCCAGCGTCATCGGAATTTTCATGGCCAAGGCCAACGCGGAGGCGAAGAGAGCGACTGAGGAACTGACGAAGATCCACGTTGCGGTGAATAGTTCCAAGACGGCTCTGGACAATAAGATCACGGAACTCACAGCACAGGTATTGGAGATCAGCAAGGCGAATGCAACACTAGTTCAGAGATTGGCAGCAGTTGATTTTAAGGAAAAGGTGGACGCGACTGTTGCGATTGAGCGTGCAAAAGACGGTCCTTTGGTAGGTCCCATTGAACAAATAAAGTAACAGAATCTATGAAGAAACCAACGGCTGAACAAATCACACGGGCAAAATCTCATTCAATTTTGGGACAGAAGGCGACAGATGTGGGGCCTGTTGTTCCTCCAGTTCCAACACAAGGAGTTTCCCCAGTGATTGAAACAGGCATGAACCTTCAAGGGGATGCTTTGGAAAATTGGGCTACCAAGATGTTGACGGAAATGGCAAAGGTTTTGAAACTCCCGGAGGATCAGACAATGGGCAAGTTGCTGGCTTACGCGATTGCTCAGGTGGCTGTTTTGCCTCCGAATTCAGCTACCAAGAACCGGGCGGCTGAACTTTGTGCCGGCCTGTCCTTGCCTGTTGCCTATCCCGACAACTGGGCTACCAAGACGCTGAATGATCTGGGATTGGTGTTGGGATTGCCCGCCGGCCAGACGTTGTGCAACTTGCCAGTTCACGCGATGAAGGTTATGCTGGAAATTGAACTTGTCCAATAACCTGCTTCACAAACGCTAACTGAAATCATTTAACATCATGAACAAACTCAGAGCAATCATTGGTGCTGTTCTTCTGGCCGTCGTTATCCCCACCACTTACATCGCCCCTGTTGTGATCGTCGCCGGATGCTCGTCTGGTTGTGCGAATCTTCATGGTGATCCTGTGTTGATTCGTGGTGAGCAGACTCTCGCCATTGGCAAGTCTGTAACGGACGCGTTCGTTCAATACGAGGACGTCCACAACAGCAAAGGTGAACTTGGTCAGGCTGTGCGAACGGCCGCTGATGCTGTGCGCCGAGACGCTCCCGGATGGATCAATACCGTCCAGGCCCTTGTTGATACTTACCGAGCCAACCGAACGCCTGATAACAAGGCCGGCTTGTTGACCGCTCTCGCGGTTCTCCAAACTGGCATTGATGAAACCAACAAACATCTCGCCGAAGCACAAGCCCAACAAAAGAAAGTGAAGTAACCTATGCCTCTCGCAATGCTGATTTTGGGAGCACTCCCGCAGTTGCTTGATCTGGCCACAGCCATTCGTAACGAAGCGGTTCGCACGAACGAATGGACCCCGGAACAGGTGGCAGCGTTTGACGCCGCAAAGAACGCTATGTTCGCGTCTCCCGCCTGGAAAATTCATGGCCCGTTGCCCCCGACATGATTCTCACGCTCCAACAGGTCGTTGACATCCTCGCCCGGCGTTACTTGCAGCCGGAACGGGGATTCGTCCTGTTGGATGGCGTCTATCAAGTTCCAACTGAGTCATGGTTGCTGAACACGTTTGGTCCGACGTTCAAACGCAACATGGTAGCGATGGGAATTGACGGCTACGAGGCGAACAAGAAGGATTGTGACAAGTGGGGAAGGCACGCATGGTCACAGGCGGCGGCAATGCACGCTCGCACTCCGACTGCTGCGGCTACCGGGTTGCCACTTGGATGGTGCATTTACGACCGGGACGATGGCATTCGGCATGAGTTTAATCCAGTGATTGTTGAGCGTAACGGAGAACCTGTCTTGGTTGAATGGGAGCCACAGACACAAATGGGGTTCACCCTCAGCGAAGAAGAGTGCCAACGTCTGTTCATCCTTGTCGTATGAGACGTATCCTCGCCATTGCCGCCGTCGTGATCCTCGCCGGATGTGCCACACCCCAGCCGAAAGTGCAAATTGAACTTCCACCAGTGGAATATTCTAACTGAATTGATTTTATGATTGCTCCTCCTCTTCTTGGAACACAGGTTACGAATACGCCAGCGGGTGCTATTGCCGCCACCACAGTTCAAGCAGCCATTAACGAACTGGATACCGAAAAGCAACCAGTTGATGCAGAGTTGACGGCACTCGCTGGATTGAATGCAACGGCTGGGTTGGTGGAGCAAACGGGAGCAGCAGCTTTTACGAAGCGGTTGCTTGGAGTGGGGGCTGCTACGAGTGTCCCCACCCGTGCGGATGCGGATGCACGTTATGCTGGAATTGCTGGTGTTGTTCCGATTACGCTTGGTGGTTCGGGTCAAATCACGGCTCCTCTTGCACGCACAGCTTTCGATGTTCCCTCCAACAGTGAAGTTCTCGCCCGCCAGTGGTCCGCCCAAGGGCATGTCAAGTTTGATGGGGTGACGAGTGGGCAACGGGGGACGGCGTGGATTCCGGGGATGAACATTGGAACGAATGACGTAACGATTTCAATCCGTGCTAGAATCCCCACAACCATATCAGGAAATCCTCACATTATTGCTATCAGTAGTGTTGTTGGATCGGCCGGAAAAGGTTCTGTAGCAGTTAGTTTGGCCGGATCTGACCTATACATCAATCTTTCCGGGGATCCGATCAGTAATTACTACCAGATTATCTTATCGGGTTTTGTATCCACATACGGGGGACTGGAGGTTGTTTTGTCTTTAGTTAGGTCTGGCGGATCGCTGCTAGTGTATGCGAATAAATCGACGTTGGCATATTCT